CGTTTGAGTGGGTGGGCCTAATGTGGCAAATATCAGCCGGACTGGGCTTAGCTCTGGCTCTATCCTTGGGCGGCTTTAAAATCTATTACGATAAGACCGAAGCCCAAAAAGTCGCGCTGGTGACTCAGGTTGAACAGGCTTCTGAGAATCAAAAGCTGTTGGAAAAAACGATCGCAGATCAAAATGCAGAGATCGATCAGCAGCGGGAACAGCAACAGGCTGTGCTTTTGAGGATCGAAAAACTGACGGAAGACCACCAGAATGCGATGAGGGAGGTCGATAGCATCAGAAAAAAGTTCGCGAAGCACAATCTCGATGTGCTTACTTTGCGGAAACCCAAGCTGATCGAGAAAATAATCAATCGAGGCACTGCTGAGGTATTGAATGACCTGGAAGCTTATACCGATCCTGGCTCTTAGCGGTTGCAGCCTGATCGATAGACCCCCAGAAGTAAGGCCGGTTGAGGTTGTCACGATTGAGAAGCCTGCGCCTGTATATCACCCCCCGTTACCAGGAAAAATAAATACCTTACCTGTTGAGTGGACGGTTCTGACACCGGAAACTATGCAAGAGTATTTGGATGACCTGGAAAAAGGTGACGCACCGACCAATGCGTTTTATGGGCTGACGACAAAAGGGTATGAGAATCTTAGCGCGAATATGGCAGATGTTATCCGATATGTACGGCAGCTCAGCTCGATCGTACAATACTACAAAGATTTGCAAACCGGAGATGAACAAGATGAAGACGAGCCAGGAAGGGATCTCGCTGATTAAGAAGTTCGAGGGCTGTGAACTAGAAGCTTACCGATGCAGCGCCGATGTTTTAACGATCGGATATGGCCATACCCAAGGCGTCAATGAGGGCGATAGCTGCACCCAAGATGAAGCAGAAGAGCTTTTAGTCAAAGACCTCGAAGAGTTTGAGTTTTACGTCAACGACATTGTTGAGCAAGAGTTGAACCAGAACCAGTTCGACGCCCTTGTCGCCTGGACGTTTAACCTGGGGCCGACCAACTTACGCAGCAGCACGTTGCTCAAAAGGCTCAACGAAGGTGACTTTGAAGACGCACCGCGTCAGATTCGTCGATGGAACAAAGCAGCGGGTGAAGTTCTCGACGGTCTGGTAAGGCGTAGGGAGGCTGAGGCTTTACTGTTCCAGGGTAAGCCGTGGGAAGATGTCTGAGCTTGCACTAAAAGACTTCGACATACTCTCCGATCAGGAGAAGCAAGAGGCGCTCGCTCTTCTCAATAAATACGACCAGCTAGAGAAGCAGGAAAGCTGCCAGGGAGACTTCATCTCCTTCGTGAAGAGCCAATGGCCTGAGTTTGTGGAGGGTCGGCATCACAAAATCATCGGCGAGAAGTTCAATCAAATAGCGAGAGGAAAGCTGAAGCGCCTCATCGTTTGCTTGCCGCCACGACATACAAAATCTGAGTTTGCCTCGACTTTTTTTCCTGCCTGGATGATGGGCTTGCGATCGAACCTCAAGATCATTCAAACCACTCACACCGCTGAATTGGCTGTGCGATTCGGTCGTCGGGTCAGAAACATCATCGACTCGGAGGATTACCAGGAAGTCTTTCCCGATCTCAAGCTTGAGGCTGACAATAAGTCGGCAGGACGATGGACAACCAATGGTGGTGGTGAATCCTTCTACGCGGGTGTTGGTGGCGCGATCACTGGTCGTGGTGCCGACCTGTTGATCATTGACGACCCTGTTTCAGAACAAGACGCGCTCAGCCCGACCGCTATGGATGCGGTGTACGAGTGGTATACGTCTGGCCCCCGACAGCGTTTGCAGCCAGGGGGAATCATCGTGATTGTAATGACCCGCTGGAGCACCAAAGACCTAGTGGGCAAGGTGCTAAAAAAGCAAGGCGATGAACACGCCGATCAGTGGGATGTGGTCGAGTTCCCTGCGATCATGCCGGAGTCAGACACACCGTTGTGGCCTGAGTTCTGGAAAAAAGAAGAACTGCTTTCTGTAAAGGCGTCTCTTCCAGTAACAAAATGGAACGCGCAGTGGATGCAAAACCCCACCGCAGAGGAGGGGTCGATCGTTAAACGCGAGTGGTGGAACAAGTGGGAGCGCGAGGATGTTCCTGCTTATAGTTACGTTATTCAGTCTTACGACACGGCGTTTAGTAAAAAAGAAACGGCAGACTACTCCGCGATTACTACCTGGGCGGTGTTCGAGCACAATGACACGGAGCAAATCATTCTCCTGGACGCGAAGCGCGTGCGCTTGGATTTCCCAGAGCTGAAACGACTGGCTTGGGAGGAATACAAATACTGGGAGCCGGATTGTGTGTTGATCGAAGCGAAAGCATCCGGCACACCGCTGACTCAGGAGTTGCGTCGGATGGGGATACCTGTTACGGCCTATACACCATCGAGAGGTCAGGATAAGATTGCCAGGATGAACAGTGTCGCTCCGATCTTCGAGTCTGGAATGGTTTGGGCACCAGACACTGTTTTCGCAGAGGAGGTGGTCGAGGAGATGGCAAGTTTCCCTTTTGGCGACCACGACGATTATTGCGACTCTGCTACGATGGCGTTGATGAGATTCCGCCAGGGCGGTTTTCTTGCCTTGGACGGCGATTACGCTGAGGAAATAACCCCGATGCGTCGGGATCGAAAGGTTTATTACTGATGGCTATTGAAAGAAGAGAGCAGCAGCTCGGCACCGCCGACGATCCAAGCATCATTCCTCTTAGTAAAGAGGTCGAGGTCATTCCTGATCCGAGTCGTGAAGACCAGATTCGAGAAGCCGCAGAGATCCTGGTCATCGAAGAAGGCATCCTCCTAGACGATGAGATAGACGCCGTACCAGAGCAGCCGGTGGGCGATTTCAACGAAAACCTCGCAGAGCAGCTAGACCAATTTGAGCTTTCTAGCCTCGCCAGCGATGTCCTGGCTTCAATCAAAGCAGACAAAGAAAGCCGATCGGAATGGGAGAAGACCTACACCGATGGACTGAAATATCTAGGGATGAAGTTCGACGAGTCCCGATCAAACCCCTTCCAAGGTTCAACGGGGGTCATTCACCCTATCTTGGCTGAGGCTGTTACTCAGTTCCAGGCTCAAGCGTACAAAGAAATGCTGCCAGCGAAGGGGCCAGTAAAGACAGAGATTGTCGGAGCACGCAATGCAGAGGTGGAAGCCCAGGCAGAGCGCGTTCAAGACTTTATGAATTTTTATATCATGAACGTCATGCAGGAGTACGATCCAGAACTGGATATGCTGTTGTTTTATTTACCCTTAGCCGGTAGTGCATTCAAGAAGGTCTACTTCGACACCGCGCAAAGCAAGGCGATGAGCAAGTTTATCGAGCCGCAAGATTTGGTCGTGCCATACGAGGCGACCGATCTGTTCAGCGCAGAGCGCGTGACGCACGTCTTGAGCATGTCGAAAAACGAGATCCGCAAGCAGCAGCTAAGCGGTTTCTATGCAGACATAGAACTCAAGGGCGGCGCTTATCACGTTTCGCGTGACGAGATTGAGGAAGAAATCGACGAGATTGAAGGGCAGGCTCCAGGGTATGCCGAGGATCGCGATCGCACCGTATACGAGGTGCATACTATCCTAGATATTCCTGGTTATGAGGACATCGGCGAGGACGGAGAACCCACTGGGTTGAAGCTGCCCTACATCGTGACGATCGATGAGCCTTCTCAGCAAGTGCTCTCTATTCGCCGAAACTACGAAGAGGCCGACCCTCTCAAGCAGAAAATAAACTACTTCGTACAGTATAAATTCTTGCCTGGGTTGGGATTTTATGGATTGGGACTGAGCCACATGATTGGCGGTCTGGCTAAGGCCAGCACTAGCATCCTTCGCCAGCTCATCGACGCAGGAACCCTGGCAAACCTCCCAGCAGGTTTCAAAGCCAGAGGCATGAGGATTCGCGATGAGGACGATCCTTTACAGCCAGGAGAGTTCCGCGACATTGACACCACGGGTGCAAGTCTTCGGGAGAACCTGATTCCGCTGCCGATCAAGGAGCCATCCAGTGTTTTGATGCAGCTTCTTGGTTTGCTCGTAGAGTCTGGTAAGCGATTCGCAAGTATTGCCGACATGAACGTGGGCGATATGAACCAAGCGATGCCTGTTGGCACGACTGTCGCACTCCTGGAGCGTGGCACGAAAGTTATGAGCGCGATCCATAAACGATTGCACTACAGCCAACGTATAGAGTTCCAGCTCCTGGCTAAAGTCTTTGCCGAGTACCTGCCGCCGGTATATCCGTATCAAACCGGATCAGGGCCGCAAGAAGTCAAGGGACAAGACTTCGATGGTCGTGTAGACATTATCCCCGTAAGCGATCCAAACATCTTCAGCCAGAGCCAGCGAATCACTATGGCTCAAGAGCTGCTGACGATGGTGCAGTCGAACCCAGAAATACACGGGCCGACAGGGATATATGAAGCGTATCGTCGAATGTATGCAGCCTTGGGAGTTGATGATATTGACTCGCTATTGCAGCCTCCTCAGCAACCTCAACCGCCTATGCCCATCGATGCAGGTTTGGAAAACAGCGGTTTTATGATGGGTCAGCCAGCGATGGCGTTTGAGCAGCAGAATCATCAAGCGCATATCGACGCACACCGATCGTTGTTTTTGACCGAAATGGTTAAGACAAACCCTCAGCTCCAGGGCATGATCATCGGCCACATGATGCAGCATTTACAATTCTTGGCAGCGCAGCTTGCCCAGGAGCAAATGCCGCCAGAGATCATGGAGCAGATGAACCAACTCAACCAAGCGATTCAGTCTGGCCAGATACCACCTGACCAGGGCCAGATGATGATGCAGGAACTGCAAATGATTTCGGAGCAGTTCTCCGCGCCAATCCTGGCGCAACTGACGCAAGATCTGCTTGCAAGCATAGGGCAAGGCAATGAAGAAGATCCCCTGGTACAAATCAGACAGCAGGAATTGGATCTTCGTGGCGCTGAGCTTGCGGCTGAGCAGAATCAGTTTGAGGACAAGCAAGCTGCTAGGCAGCGCGAAAAGCTCCTCGAAGCAGAGATCGCAAAACAAAGAATTGATACGTCCCGACAAGTCGCGGACGATAAGCTAGACCTTGCGCTGCAACGGTTGCAGCAGCAGGCAAATTTGAAGCTGATGGAGCTTCAAGCCAAGTTTGGAGGAAGCCAATGACGACCAGTTACATTTTAGAGAGACAGCAAGAGTTGCGGGATATGAAGCGACTTGCGCGTCAGGCAGAAGCGGCAGCGATGGAAGCCGAGGAGAGAGTGAAAGAAGCTAATAGGCTCGCAAACGAACATCGTATTGCAGTCAAGATGGCCAGGATCAATGGCGATCCAGAACCGGAAGCGCCGGTATTACCGGAGCCAGCCGTGGAAGCGGTCGCGGAGCCAGCTCCTGCGCCGGAGCCAGAACCCGCCCCAGAGCCAGAGCCAAAAGCTGAGACCAAAAAGCAAACGAAAAAAACCGCTGCAAAGAAAGCCCCAACTAAAAAACCTGCAACTAAGAGGACAAAGAAATGAGCGTGAAAGACATGAGCCGAGTCGAAAAGGTTGACTCTCCCAGCAAAAAGATCGCCAGTGTATCCACATCTCCAGAAAACGTGCGGCGCACGATGGGTGGCGAGATCAAAGTCATCAAGGCGCGTGGTAAAGGCGCAGCAACTCGCGGGTTTGATTTTCACGAGAAAGTCTAGTGGATGATATTGATCTGGCAGATAAGCTGAAGCGAGTGATTGAAGAGCGCCGAAGCTTGATCGTGACAACCCTGATGGATGGTTTGCTAAAAGATATAGAACACTACAAAAGTTTGCAGGGTGAGCTGACTGCGTTAAACTTGGTCGAGTCTGAAATTTCTCAATACTTTAAGGAAAACAAGATATGACCGAAGTCAGCGTCGGGGGCGCTTATGTGGAAGAGCGGGTTCTTGATCCATCCCTGCTCAATCTCAGCGCATTGGAGCGTATGCCGCAACCAACTGGTTGGCGGATGTTGGTTTTGCCATACAAGGGCAAAGGGGTAAGCAAAGGCGGGATCGCTCTGACTAGGGAGACGCTAGATCGCGAAGCCCTGGCGACGGTAGTGGCTTATGTCGTCAAGATGGGGCCGCTTTGCTACGACAACAAAGAAAAGTACGGCGATACACCCTGGTGCCAGGAAAAGCAGTGGGTTCTCATAGGCCGGTATTCCGGTGCTAGATTTAAGCTAGAGGACGGTGAGGAAGTCAGAATCATCAATGACGATGAGGTCATTGGAACCATAATTGATCCAGACGACATAGTGAGCTTCGCATGATTGAAAATACCAACCAAGAACAAGCGCAACCCGAAGAAGAGTTTGCAATCGAGGTAACAGACGAT